AGAAGTTTGATTTTGGTACTCCTATTAATAATAAATTAACAGAAGAACTTAAAAAAGAATTTGTTATAGACACAGCAAAGTTAGCTGCACATGATAAGACCGCAAGAAAGATACATTCAGATTATATTAAAACAAGAACGACCGCCGAAGCTCATCCAATAGGATACACAACATCTGCTGGAAGAGACCCTGACACAGAACATTTTTTAAACTGCTATAGAGAATTTTTAAACTTATATAAAATACAAATTCAAAAGAAATATCAAAACTTAGAAACAGATGATAAGACATCAACATTTAAAGTCGGTGAATTAGAACTTAGTCAAACAACAACAGATGACCCTGGAAACTATAAGTATACCAATTTCAAAACCTTCTTTGTAGATAACGTACCAAAAAACTCTACCAATAGACACAAAGCATTAATAGTAGAATTAAAGACATTTGATAGAATAACTATACTCGAGGGAGAATAAATATACTTATGGCTATTTTTACAGACTTCAATACTTCATTAGCAGTGCATCCTGTTAAAAAAGACCTTTCGCTTAAAAGTGATGTAGATGCTGTAAAGCAATCTATTAAGAGTTTAGTGCTTACTGATAAGATGGAAAGACCTTTTCAACCAGGAATAGGTTGTGATATTAGAAAAAGTTTATTTGAAAACTTCTCTCCACAAACAGTAACAAAAGCAAAAGCACAGATAGTAGAGACGTTAGAAACATATGAGCCAAGATGTAATTTAATTAACATAGTAGCATCACCAGATCAAGACAACAACGCATTTAAATATAGCGATTGTTTTTAGTCTGATAAATAGTGATAGAGAAGAAAATCTTCAATTAGTATTAGAGAGAGTAAGATAAAATGGCTAACAGTGCATTATCAGTAGCAAACACAAACTTCGCAGACATTAAGCAAAATTTAAAAAGCTATTTGTCTTCGCAAGGATTATTTAAAGATTATAATTTTGAAGGTTCAAACATGAATGTTCTATTAGACGTGTTATCATATAACACTTTCATGCAAAATTTTTATCTAAACCAAGTAGCTTCAGAATCATTTTTAGACAGCTCACAGTTAAGAGACAGTATTGTATCTCATGCAAAAACATTAAACTACTTACCTAAATCTCAGACAGCGGCAACATCAGTTGTTGATGTTGAAATATATCCAGCCAATACTCCAGCAGCTATTACAATGCCAAAGTATACTTCATTTACTACATCAGTAGAAAGCAATTCATTTAACTTTACAACAGATGCAGGACTAACAATTACAGCTGATGCAAATGGAAAATATATTGCTAGTGGCGTAACTCTTAAAGAAGGTGAAATAGTAACAGAACTATTTACAGTCAATACAGCAAACACAGATCAAAGATATGTTTTAAGTAATCCAGAAATAGACACAGACAGTCTATCAGTTAAAATTAACGAATCAACATCAGACACTACCAACTCTATATGGACAAGTAGTTTATCAGCAGTAGGACTTTCTGGAACTTCCAATGTGTATTATGTTGTTCCAGCTGAAGGAAAGAAATACGAATTGCAATTTGGAGACGGAGTATTAGGAGCTCCTGTATTAAACGGTAATGTTATTGAAGCCACATATAGAAAGGTAAGTGCAAACGCAGCAAATGAAGCATCAGTGTTTACATCAGCATCAGATATTCAAGGATATACAAATGTAGTAGTGACAACTGTATCTTCAGCATCTGGTGGAGGCTTTGAAGAAAGCAATACATCGATTAAATTCAATGCACCAAAAGCATTATCAATACAAGATAGAACAGTAACAACAAACGATTATGAAACTATACTAAAGCAACAATTTAATGATATAGAAGCTATTAGTGTATTTGGTGGTGAACAAGCTGATCCACCTCAATTTGGTAAAGTAATTATTTCAGTAGACTTAAAAAATGCAACAGGAATTCCAAACAGTAAAAAGAAATTAATAGAAGACTTTACTAGGTTAAGATCCCCACTAGGAATATCACCAGAAGTTGTAGATCCAGAATTTTTATTTGTTGACGTTTCAACTAAAGTGTTGTATAATCCCAATGTAACAACTAAGAGTGATACAGAAATAGAAACATTAGTGTCGACAGCTATCAACGATCATGCAGCATCTAAGATAAACGACTTTAATGCTAAGCTGAGAGTATCTAAGTTATCAGCTGCTATTGATGCTGCTGATGCATCAATACTTAATAATGAGACTTCTATATTACTTCAAAAAACTATTATACCAACTTTAAACCAGGCAGGAAGCCATACTTTAGAGTTTGGAAATGAGATTTACAGGGAGATCGCGGACAGTTCGAATGAATTCGTAGACGGATCGTCACCTGTTACATCAACAACTTTTACATTTAATGGTCTTACTGGTTGTTCTTTGAGAGACAATGGCTCTGGAGTCATGCAAGTAGTACAACAACAAAATGCAGTGTTAACAATAGTGAATTCAAATATTGGAACAGTTGATTACATAACAGGAAAGGTTACAATATCTAATCTAAATGTATCAACATTTACTGGAGACTCTATAAGAGTGTCAGCTAACCCAACAGCGAAGACACTAAAATCAAATAAGAATATTATCTTATCATATAATCAGACACCGAGCATTACTATAGAACAAGAGAGGGTATAATGCCTGCAGAGATTAATGATAAAATCTCTTTATTCGTAAAGGATCAATTTCCGGCATTCTATGCAGAAGATGGAAATATGTTTCGACTTTTTGTTCAAGCATATTATGAATTCCTAGAACAATCAGGTCAATCATTAGACTACTCAAGAAACTTAATAGAATATCAAGACATTGATAATACAACAGCTGAGTTTTTAGATCAATTTAAAAAACTTTATTTAAACCAACTACCTGGATTAATTAAAGCTGATGATAGATTAACCATTAAAAATATAATGGACTTCTATAGAGCTAAAGGTAGTGAAAGATCAATTCAATTATTGTTTAGAATAATATTTGATGAAGAAGCATTAGTTGAGAATCCAGGAGACGATGTACTTAAACCTTCGACTTCTGACTTTAGATTGCCAAGATACATTGAAGTATATGCACCCGATGAAGATAATTTAATTGGATTACAAGGTAAAGAAATAATAGGTGCAACTTCTAGTGCAAAGGCTTTTGTAGAAAGTATATCTACTAAGATGGCAAATGGAGTAACAACCAGTGTCATACAACTATCAAACTTAAAAGGAAATTTTTTACGTGGAGAAATCATTGCGTCATCGTCTGATGGAATACAAGACAACATGCCAGTTGTTACTGGTTCATTATCATCCATTAATGTTACATTGGGAGGCCAAGACTTTAATGTTGGTGATTCTTTTGATGTCATTGCAGATGTAGGTAAATCAGGTAAAGCCAGAGTAACAGCAATTGATGCGGCTACTGGATTAGTAGACTTTCAATTAGCAAATGGTGGATTTGGGTTTTCGACTAATACATCATTTACTTCTATAGATGTTAATGATCAAAACATATCTGTAAACAATGTAATAAACGCAGCACAAACATATTCTAATACATCTAAAATAGATACCGCACAGTATACTCGATTTGAAACAGTAGATCAAAAAGCGGAGAAGATTACTTTCTTGAGTGGCGCACAAATGGTATCGGACATTAATACTATGATTGCTGACGGCGGGCAACCCTACATAGTTGGATCAAAAGATGCTAACGCAACTCATATTAATACTGTTGTAGCAAATGGCTATATAATAAATTCAGCAATTGATGGAGCAAATGGTACATTAACAATTGCACCGTTTAGTGGATCATTTGGAAACCAATTAGCACTTGCAGCTAATCTTTCTGTCAACACACACATCTTTCAACCAGGCGAAGAGATAGAGGAAGAGAATCTAGTAACTCTAAGTATTAGCGGAACGTCTGGTTCTTTCTCAGCAGGGGATGTAGTGAAAGGGGATGAGAGTACAGCTAATGGTGTTGTAGTAACAGTTAACTCATCAGTAATGACGATTAATGGATCTTTTGGCACTTGGACATCCAATGACAACGTTCAAGACATAACTTCTGGAATAGCAAACACAGCAAACGTAACTTCTATTTCAGTAACTAATACTGGTGCCAATGCTATCTTAAGTTCGTTTACAAATACTAACGCCAAACAATACACATTAAACATTCATGAAATAGCTGGACAGTTTAATACTACTAAAAAAATTAAAGGTAAAAGAACAAATTCAATAGCAATATTAAATGGCGCTCCAGTAGATACAGGCGCATCTGATATATTCATGCAAGGTAATTTAGCATCAAGAGCAGTAGTTGATACGTATGCAAACGTATCTGTATCCGGACAAGTAATTGGATCCAACACAACTAATATTGGTTTTAAAAACACTAAATGGGCAAATGGAAGTAGTACTGCTGTAAAATTTTATGCAAACGTAGCTGCATTTATAGTAGGAAGGGATTCAAATACATACGCTAATGTAGTAACCGTTGGAACAGGATCAGGTGCAGGATTTAAAATTGGTGGATTAGAAAACCAAGAAACAATAACAATATACACAGACTTTATAGGTGAGAACAACGTATCAAATGTATCTTATCTTGATTGTGTTATAGGCGGCCAAGATGCAACAGCAACTGGTGCTAATAGTGGAACGGGATTTTTAGATACAGTAACAATTAGAACTGCAGGATCAAGTTATGCAAATGGTGAGGTAATAACATTTGCTACAGGTGGACCAGGAGACGGACCGCCAACAACCAATGCTACAGCAAATGTAACAACAAATGGTAGTGGTGCTATAATAAGTACACAAGTAATAACAGCTGGGGCTGGTTTCTTTAATCAAAATGTTATAGGAACAATAGCTACTTCAGGTGGATCAAGTGGTGTGGTAACTGCTAATATAGATTTTGGATATGGATTTCCAAAAGATCCGAATGGGGATATAGACACAATATTAGATAATGTCCTTACAAGATTCTCAGGTAATGTGGGAACTATTACATCCATAGCTGACATTAACCCTGGTAATAATTATAACTTTGATCCATTCTTATCTGTATACACAGGTGGTATTGCCAAATTCGATAGAAGAGATATAGTAGTTAATTTAACAGGAATGAATTCTGGTAGTGGTGGTTCAATAAAAGACTTTACTATTGGTGAAGTAGTAAACCAAACAGTTACTAATGCTGGTCAGACATTAACAGTTAATACAGTAACGGTTCAAAACACATCAGCATCAAGTAATACGACAACAGGCGGAACAACAAACTTCCCAATTGGAGCATCTGTTACCCAATCAAAAAATAGTACAGTTAGTGCAATTGGAACTATTTTCTCATCTAACAGTACCGTACTTAATATTATAAATGGTAATATTAAAACTACTTTTGCAAATGGTCTGGTTACAACATTAACAAACAATCAACCATTTACATCCAATTCAACTATTAATGCTGTATCAATTGCATCTCCAAATACAGCAAACAACGAAACAAACGTATTCAGTACAATATCCTCTACTGGTGTGACATCATCATCAGCAGTTGCAAAAGGACAAGTATATAAATTTAATAACAATCAAGACGGTACAGGCGATGTTGGATTAAGAAGATTATCATTTAGTGTAGGATTCAATGATACAGGCTCTATTACTGGAGCAACATCTGGTGCAGGTGGAACGGTAGATAGTTTATATCAAGATGCTAATACAAAACCAATTGGAGACAATGCAATAGTTAATGCAGATGCAAAAGCTGCTAATGGTATTGTAACTGCTTTGGAGATTACAGATAGTGGATTTGGGTATCAACACAACTCAAATTTAACATTAAGATCATCAGGAAATTCTAATATTGTTGTTAGTGGTTTAGCTAATGTATCGACTACTGGTGTGGGTCCTGGCTTTTGGGCATCACAGGAGTCTCAATTGAATACTAAATACATACACGACAACGATTTTTATCAATCTCACTCATATGTCATTGAAACAGGGTTGTCTTTAAATAAATATAGAGATATACTACTTAAGACCGCACATATAGCGGGAACAAGATTATTTGGTAGAGTAGTAAAAGAAAGTTCAGTAAACAATGCTGTAACGGTAAGCAATAGCTCAATAGGAGCGGTATAGTAAATGGGTAAGTTAGTAAAATCAAATCTTAATACACACAATGCAAAACAATTTGTAGAGTCTATTACTGAAGCAGCAAATTCAATTTACTATATGTATGTTGGAAAGCATACTGGATTCCCAGACGACAACAATCCACCAACTGCTAATAACTCAGACGAAAGCTCTTTCTATGAACAATATAGAAACATGATTTATGGCAAGCATATTACTGATAGTGATATTAAGCACATGGTAAACAAAAATGCTTGGACAACCGGAACCGTATATACACAGTATGACAATAACAATGGATCATTACAAACCTCTCCTTTCTTTGCATCAGTAGAAGAAGCAAATGGAAATTTTAGTGTATTCAAATGCCTTTATAATAATAAAGATTCTGCATCAACTGATTCACCAACTAAAACAGAAACTGCCGCTAATGATGATATCTATATTACTACTGCTGACAAATATCAGTGGAAGTATATGTATGAGCTAACTGCTGCAGAACATACTAAGTTTAGTACAACTGATAAAATACCTTTAGTGATTGATACAACGGTTACCAGTAATGCTGTAGCAGGAGCTATTGATGTAGTCAATGTTAATAGCGGTGGCTCAAGATATAACTCAGTTGCAAACGGAGTAGTTAAAGATGCTGCAGTAGGCGGAAATAATTTAATTATAGAATTAGAATCATTAGTAAGTGCTAACGTCACTATAGATCAAACAGATGCAAACACAAGTGGAACTTTTGCTGTAGAAAGAGTAGACTTATTTGATAAGACAAGCAACATAACAGCCAACACAGCTAACAATGTTGCAAATGGTATTATTGTTTCAGCTAATAGTACAGTAATTAAAATTGTAGACATTGCAGGAAACTTCTTTGGTCAGACTGGAAACGTAGTAGTTAAAGGTCAAACATCAGGAGCTACAGCTTTAATATCAAGCGTTGCATCGGACACATCGACGCTATCATCAAACACAGATTTTTATAAAGGAAGTACCTTTTTTGTCTCTAGTGGAGCAGGAGCAGGACAAGCTAAAACTATTAGTGAGTATATTGTTACTGGTTCAGCTAGAAGAGTATTAATAACCAATGCATTTGCAACCAGCATAGACACGACATCATTATTTGAGATAACACCTAGAGTAGTTATAGCAGGTGATGGNTCTGGTGCAGAAGGTAGAGCATTAATTAATACAGCAAACTTTTCAGTAGACACAATTCAAATGACCAATAGAGGGTCAGGATATACATTCGCAAGTGCTCAGGTATTGGGAAACACTGGTATAGTAGAAAATGGAACAACAGCTCAAGCTAATAACGCAAACGTCGTACCAATTATAGGTCCTAAAGGCGGCCATGGTTCAGATGTTATTAATGAGCTTTATGCAGATACAGTTGGGGTATCGGTAGACTTTGCAAACAGTGAAAACGGAACAATACCGGCACAGAATGATTTTAGAACAGTAGGTATATTAAAAGATCCTCTGTATAGTAATGTTGTATTAACAATTGCAGACACTACACTTAACACTGATGGTACTACTGGATCCGGTACTTCTTTTACAGCAGGTAGTGTTGTTACTCAGGGATCTAATGATACTCATGGTAGTGCAACTGGAGTGATAGCAGCAAGAGCAGCTGGTACAATTAACCTAACAAACGTGTATGGTCAATTTGTATCATCAGGAAGTGCAGCTGGAATGAGGATAGTTAATAATGCAAATGTGTTAGCTAATACGGTTACCGCTAATGTAACAGCTATAAAGACTTCTGATAAAACAAACTCAAACTTTACAACATTCGACCAAAGATTAAGGCTAACTGGCTTTGCAAATGCATCACAAGTAGCTTTTTCCACGGATGAGACAATTAAACAGGACTCTACTGACGCCAATGGTGCTATACACTTTATAAATACTTCTAGTGGATCGGTCATGAGTATTACTAATAAGAAAGGAAACTTCTTAGCATCTGATACTGTTTCTGGCACATACTATTATGTAAGAGGCCAAAGCAGTGGTGGTGTAGGATACTTCACAGACACAGCGGGACCAGACATTGTACCTAACTCAGGTGAAGTTATGTACGTAGAAAACATCTCTCCTATCACAAGAAGTGATAGTCAAACTGAGAGAGTAAAAGTAATGATTAAATTTTAGAGATTAAGAAATGGGAATAGAAACAGATCTAAATGTAAGTCCTTATTATGATGACTTCGACGAAACGAAGAATTATCATAAGGTATTATTTAAACCAGCAGTAGCTCTACAAGCTAGGGAATTAACTCAGCTGCAGACTATTCTACAAAACCAAGTTGAAAGATTTGGTCAGCATATATTTAAAGAAGGATCAATAGTACAAGGATGTACATTTAATTTCAATTCTTCTGTTGACTATTTAAAAATATTAGATAAAACTATTGCAGGAACAGACGTAAATGTTGCATTAATTTCTGAAGGAGATTATTTAAGAGGTCAAACTGCTAACTTAGTTTCTCGTGTTGTGGATAGAGCAGGTGGATTAGAAACACAAAACCCAGATCTAAATACATTATTTTTTAATTACATTAGTTCAGACAATGCAGTAACAAAATATTCTAATGGTGAGATAATAGAAGTATATCCAGCAGCCACGGGACTTGCTAATATACAAGTTACTAACAATGGAACCAGTGGTTATTCAAACTCAGATACAGTTACAATTACATCCAGCAATGGTGGAAATGCTACAGCTAATGTTATAACAAACAACACTGGAGCAGTTACATCAATTAACGTGACTGCAAATGGTACAGGATTTACTGCTGACGATTATCCTACAGCTACTATTACATCAGCTAATGCTAGTGCTAATGGAGCAACATTAAGAGTTAATCTTCAAGAAACAATGAGAGTAACTGCAGCTAACTCAAGTTTCTTTGATGCAGGTGGAAACACACAATTTAATATAACCGGTAAGTCATTCCAGATGTCTGTCGGTGATGGAGTAATGTTCCAAAAAGGAATATTCCAAAGATTTGCAGAACAAACAATTATAGTATCTAAGTATACCAATAAGCCTCATGAATTGGCTGTAGGTGCACAGACATTAGAAAGCACTGTTAATAACAGCGTTGATACTTCTCTATTAGACAATGCAGCAGGATTTAATAATGAAAATGCTCCTGGTGCTGATAGATTAAAACTAGAACCAACATTAGTTGTCAATACTGTATCTAATGCAACATCATCAAACAACTTTTTAAAATTAGCAGAATTTAATTTTGGTACTGTTATTGGTAAATCACAAGGCGCTCAATTAAATAGTCTTGGCGATCAAATGGCAAAAAGAACCTATGAAGAAAGTGGGGACTATGTGGTAGAGCCATTTGGTTTAACTACAGAAGAAAGGGTAGGCGATGCCAATAATACAACGGTAATGGTTGGAGCTGGTATAGGGTACATTCAAGGAAATAGATTTGAATTAGCCGGAGCTACTAGAATTGCGCTACCTAGAGCAACAACAACACAAACAGCAACATCACAATCAGTATCAATTAACTACGGTTCGTATGTTGAAGTTGATGAGCTAGTTGGAGAATTTGGTGAAGTAAACAATGACCTAGTCTTAATAATGGACGGGGCTTTTAATGCTATTAGTGGTACAACAAATGGAGCCAATAGTTCATTATCAGCAGCAAGTAATACAGCCGTAACTTATGATGGCGTAACAAGTAGTGTTGTTGGTACAGCAAGAGTCAGATCCCTAGAACAACAAGGTGATCTTCCAGGTGGATCCAATAACAAATATAAATTATATCTTTATGACATTAAAATGTCAACAGGTTTCTCATTCAATAAACATGCTAAATCAATTTGGCATTATAAAGGTGGTAGTGAATATACAGTAGCTGGTTATCAAACAAATGTTGCAGTATCAGGTGTAGCAGACATAGTTTTAGATGGTAACAGTTTAGCAGAAATTAAAGATGCATCATTTAATAAATTAGTATTTCCAATAGGACAAAAAGGTGTATCTGCTGTTAATGCAAATGGTAATTATACTTTTAGAAGAAAACAAACATTAACTTTTAGTACTGGTGGAACAGGATTTATTGATCTTAGTGATGCTAACCAGACATTTGGTTATGGTAATACAGGTGATCTAAATGAGACACAAGAAAAAGAATTAATACTTATTCCTCAAGAAGATGGAACAGGGTCAGCTGCAGAATCTACTAATGCTGATGTAAACGGAACAAGCACTCCAATAGTTACAAGTTGCTCTACGACTAATTTAAGAGTCGGAGATCATGTTAAGATTGATACTAAAATTAGACAAATTACAGGTATTATTAGTGCTACCTCATTTGTAGTTAGTCAAAACGTAGGTGTAGATCATAATTCAAACGGAACAGTTACTAGATTCTTTCCTAAGCATTATCCTTTATCTTTACATAATAGAGATGATGCAAAAGGCACAGCTAGTAATAGTGGTCAGAGATTAACTATTAACATAGACAGAGCATTAACGGCTCAGATGAATTGTTCTGTAACACATAACGTAGTAGATACATCAGAAGCAGGTAAAACAAAATCATTAAGCACTACAGAGATGTCTATACTAACAGTAAACAATGCAGGGATATATACTGGACCTTGGACATTAGGTGTTCCAGATGCATTAAGTTTAGTAGAAGTCTGTGTATCTAATTCAGGATCCAATACTGTTGCAAACTCAACAGTATACAATACAGCTACCGGTTATGGTACTAATGTCACTGAGAACTTTGAAATTATTACTGGCCAGAAAGATGGTTTCTATGGTTTATCTTCATTAAAAATAAAACCAGATTCAGGATATTCATTATCTGCTGGTATGAACTTAGCAGTTAAATTTAAGCACTTTACAGAAAGTGGATCAGGATTCTTTAGTTACCAATCATATAATACTATGATATCTGGTGAAGATATTACTATTCAAGAGATTCCTATATTTGCATCACCACAAGATGGAACAGAAATTTCATTAAGAGATTCAATTGACTTTAGACCTCAAGTAGCTACAACGGCTAATGTAGGCGCAACATTTGCAGCTGGTGGTACTAGCCATACATTGAACCCAATAGCAACAGAAACATTTTCTAACGCAAGTTTGTTATCAGCACCAAATAAAACATGGTCATCAAATGTAACATATTATCTACCTAGAAAAGATAGGCTAGTAATAGAAGGCAGTGGTGTAAGAATAGTTCAAGGACAGCCTAGTGTTAATCCTCAGCTTCCAGACATTCCACCTTTAGCAATGCAGCTAGGGACAATAGATGTTCCGGTGTTCCCAACTTTAAGTGCACAAGGTGGCAAGTTTTACAAGAGACCAGATTTAGCGGTTAAGATAAGAGCTACTCAGTTAAAAAGATATACAATGCGTGATATTAGAAAAATTGACGATAGAGTTAATAATCTTGAATATTATTCATCATTAAATTTATTAGAAACTAATACTAAAGACTCAGTATTGCCAGGTAAAACAAACGCAGCACTTAATAGATTTAAAAATGGATTTATTGTTGATAACTTTGCATCCTTGACTAATGGTAATATTCTTAATAATGAACATAAAGCAGGTATTGATGAAGCAAGAAAACTTCTAACATCAAAGTTTGAAAAGTATCACGTAGAATTAAAATACGAAAGTGGTGCTAATATCACTCAACATGGTGATCATATAACACCAAGATATCAACAAAACTTATTATTACAACAAAATAAAGCTAGTACATCAAGAAGACTCACTTCACAATATTGGAAGTATAATGGAACTGTAAAATTATTCCCAGATTACCTATCAAGAGTAGATGAGACAGTAGTACCAGAACAAGCAATGCAAATAGATGTAGATGTAGCGTCTGGAACATTAGCGTTATTAGATTCATTGAATAAGGCAATGCCATCTCAATTTACTTCCGATGAGGTCATTGATGAGGAAGCTGACACAAGATTAACTTCTACTACAGAAACAGACACAACAAGAACAGATACTTTTGAAACAATAATAACTCAAAATATTAGAAGAACAACAAACACGGTATCTGGTGAAACAGCAACAACTAAAAGGAAAGTTGGTGAGTTCATGACCAGCTTAGCATTTCAGCCTTATATTCCTGGAACGCAAATTAGATTTGTTGCAACAGGATTGAGACCAGGTCTTAGACATTACATATTCTCGATGAGGTAAATGTAAACGAGCACGTAACACCAAGTGAATTACGTAATTACTCTACTAAT